GTGACGTTGTGTGGACTGAGCGGCAGGTAACACGCTTTGTAGAGGCCTCTGACGAGCTAGGCTACTGGTCTATCGGTACACTGGCTTTGCTCTGCTACGACCTCTGTCAGCGCCCCGGAGACATGCGACAGCTTCGTTGGGACAACTTTGATGGTGAGACCTTCACCTTTGTACAGGAGAAGACCAAGACTCCCATCATCGTAGATGCAAGCCCTCGTATCATCTCCCGTATTGTACCACGGCATAATCAATCTGGCGCAGACGAAACCATCGTAACGTATGAGAAGACAGGCAAACCGTATGACAGATGGAAGTACAATGAGATTGCGCAGAAGATCCGCAAACATTGCATGCTGCCTGACCGTTTAAAGATTAAGTTTCTGCGTCACTCAGGTGCAACTGAATTGGCTGAAAACGGTGCGACTGAAGACCAGATTGCAGCGGTTACAGGCCATAAATCCCGTCAAATGCTCAATATTTACGTCAAAAAGACAAAGAAATTGGCATCTTCGGCACAAAATCTGAGGTTTGGATGAACAAAGATGTAACTGAGGCCCGAACGGCCTTTGAAAGAGAACTACAAAGGCTAACAGGCAAGCCTTCGCAGCAAGCCACTGAGAGACTGATCGATCTGATCGTAGCAGTCCGTGATGAATTGAGAAAAACCAATGGAAAATGAGATACCCCGCCACATTCTGTGGGAAATGGAGCAAGTAGGTGTGATGCCTACCGCTCTGCCCGATGATGTTCCTGACGAACCAACCATACCCCGTACATTTGAATACAACATGCCAGAATTGGATCACTCCGGTGAACCACCCTTCTGATACCTGCCACGACTGCAAATCGAAACCAGACGTATTCTGGAAAAACCTATGGCTTTGCGCTGTCTGCGGCCTCAAAAGGATGAAGAATGATTAAAGCAACATACATTGACCACATGGGTACAGACCTCACAGTGGCTAACGCAGCACGGGTAAGCTTTGGTAAGACAAGTGTCATGGAAGACAATCCGTGGGGTCCACCTAAGCTCAAGGCAAAGGATGATAAGCTGATACGTTATTTAGCTAGTCACAAGCACATCAGTCCCTTCGGACATTGCTTCGCATCCTTCCACATCAAGGCTCCCATATTCGTAGCACGGCAACTTGTGAAGCATAAGTTCCTACGATGGAACGAAATATCTAGGCGATACACAACTGAAAATATCGAGTTCTATGTGCCAGATATATGGCGGGGTCAGTCGCAGGACAAGAAGCAAGGCTCTGACGGGGAGATACAGCACATTCATATCCAAACATCGCAGCAGATTCCTTTGACGTTGTATGAGGGTCTCTTGGACAAAGGTGTGTGTGAGGAACAGGCTCGTATGGTACTTCCGCAAAACACAATGACCGAATGGTACTGGTCAGGTAGTTTGGATGCCTTCTCCGACATGTGCAACCTACGTTGCAAGCCTGATACGCAAGAAGAGACACGGCAGGTAGCCAACCAGATTGATCGTAAGATGATTGAGCTATTCCCTGTTAGTTGGGATGCACTGACGGATAGCCAAGATGACTAAGCCATCTGACTTAGAGCCGATGATTATGGACTGTTGGTCCGTATGTAATGATCTTGAGACAGTGTTCAGACAGATAGGTGATGGTGGACGGGAACCTACACAGGATGAACTGATGAACGCCCTGATGGGGATGCAGCAAGTGTATCAGTGGAAGTTTGAGCAATTGTTTTTCAAATATGAACAGGTGTTTGAGGATTCTTCTGATCAAAAAGGTAATTCTACATTGAAATAAATAGAATGATGTGGAATAGAATAGAACCATCAGGATTCGCCTAATGAGTTCAGACACTTGGTTGCGGGAGTAGGATTTGAACCTACGACCTTCAGGTTATAGCTAGAACCTATGTAAAACAATAGGTTGTATGGGGTGGTAAGTTACTAACCACATAACTAACTGGCATAACAAAGTGGTTGACTTGTTCACAATTAGGTGTAGCCTGCGGCTAACCCGCCCAAGGGTTAGTCCCATGTAAAGGTAATGAGGATAACCTATGAGCAAAGTAAGAGTAAGATCATTTGAAGGTGTGGAAGACTACGAGGTAACTCATGCATGCACCTGTGAAACATGTTGTCGTTTGATAATGAAAGACGAGAAAGCTTTACTGATAGTTTACTCAATTAAGAATAACCCATTGTCACCTTTAAGCGAGTATTCGGAGGGAGACAAAAGACTCATTTTTGAGCGGCACTGCGAAGACTGCGGAGAGATCTTCAGGATCAAGAACAATGTTTAGTTACAAAGAACAGGTCAGCGTGGTGCAGAAGATCAAGCTGGCCGATGGTGAACATAAAACACTTACCTGTCCCTTTTGTGGGGGCAGGAACAAGTTCACCTTAGACCGATTCGATGGTGTTCTGGTCTGGAACTGTTTTAGAGCCTCTTGCAATGCCAAAGGTAGCCTCAAAGGTAAGCGTGATATAACCGCACTCAAGAACTATGTCGGCGGCACACCTACCCGGCGGTCCGTTAAGAAGCTTAACCAGTTACCCGCTATGACCGTATCTGTGCCTAAGCATGCACCCGCTGTTAAATACTTAGAAGATGTAAATTCTATGGAAGCCTACGAATCAGGTAGGATAAAGATTAGATACCTACCAACAGAAAACCGGGTTCTGTTTTATACAAATGATGGCACAGGTGCTGTTGGGAGAGCCTTAGACGGGCGTCTACCCAAGTGGTGGAAGTATGGTGATACCACACAAGGCATAACTGTAGGATCAGGACAACACGCTGTTTTAGTTGAAGATATTGCTTCTGCATGCGCTGTTAGTAAGCTTGAGGGTGTTGTAGGCTTCGCTCTGCTAGGCACGAATTTAACTACCGAAATAAAACAGCAATTAGTTAAGTACACTAAAGTAACATTAGTACTTGACAATGATGCGAGTAGTAAAGCAGTGTACTTATCTAAGAAGCATGGTGTAGTAACAAACCTACGCCTAACAAAAGAGGATCTAAAATGCTTGTCGCTGCGGGAAATCCAAAAGGTAATAGACTGAGGGGTATATACACTTGGTCCTATTTATATTCGTCTGTTAAGTCCCGTGCAGTTAGAGAACATAATTCAAGCATGGATAGCTGTGATAAGTACGGCACACCTAATCTTACAGCATTAAAAGCAAAACATGATAATCCTTCTATTGCCCCTCCATTTTCTGAGATGTAAAGACTTCTCAACGCAGAGGACAACTGCGAAACAACAACCAAATAATATGGATTATATAGCATGAAAGCTCGTGGAATCGTCGTAATAGATTACGATATTGACGGAGGCTTCAGAGAAGCCGCTGAAGAACAGGCACGTTTGGAAGAAGCAGTCGCTGCGATTGTTAAAGGTAACAAGCGTGTAGTATTTCATCAGGTAGATATGAAGGAACGCCGGGGCGACCAAAGCCCTGACATTAGCAAGATGAAATTCCGTCAGAACTAACTGACAACACATAACAAATTAAGAAAAAGCCCTCAGTCGAAAGATTGGGGGTTTTTTTATTTCTACTAGGTGTTATTCTAGGTGGCACAATTAAAACCACTGAGGACGGCAGACCTATGGAGCAGCAGCTTATAAAAACAATACTGAATAACGCCACTTACCTAGAGAATCAGGCTAACTTACGGCGAAGTTTATTCAGCGATGATTTCGCAGATATTTATGATTTGGTTAAAGAGGCGCACGGCAAATACGAACACGACATTAGCCCGGACGAAGTGTACAGCTTATGGCTGTCGCAAAACCCGGTGGCTACCGCCGCTGAGATCCACGAAGTCCGTGATGTTGTAGACCAGATCAAGCATGCAGAAGCTATAAGCTCTGACATTGCATCTGATGTAATCAACAACCTTTGGCGCAAAGACATAGGGCGTGAGGTGGCTAATTTGGGCATCAACATGTCTGAGGGTGATCCCAGCGCCCTACGCCGCTTACAGACGCTCCTAGAGCGCATCTCAGACAGCTACATGCCAGATGATTTCGGTGAAGACATCACTGATGATATTTATGAGCTTCTGGCAGAAGTTTCTGATGATAATAAGTTCGCATTCAATATCTCTACCCTGTCCCGACACTTGTACGGCCTTGGTGGCGGTGACTTTGCTATCGTAGCGGCTAGACCCGAAACTGGTAAGTCAGCCTTCATGGTGTCGATCTGCGCTGCACCCGGCGGGTTCTGTAGCCAAGGGGCCAAGGTTCTTTATCTAGGAAATGAAGAAAAGAGCATGCGTACCAAGCTTCGTGCTGTGCAGGCTTGCTCCAACATGACCCGTGAACAAATCGCAGAGAAGCCAGACCTAGCAAATTCTGTGTATATGAGCATCAGGGACAAGCTGATCTTTAAAGACACTCAGGATTGGGATCTTGATAAGATCAACGCCTACTGTGAGCGTATTAAGCCCGACATCCTAATCGTAGACCAAGCGGATAAGGTTCACATTGCTGGTAATTATAACTCTTCGCATGAGCGCATTCGTGAGTTGTACAGGAGCCTCCGTGAGGTAGCCAAACGCCACAACTGTGCTGTGATTGCTGTGTCACAGGCATCAGCGGATGCAGAGGGCAAGACCCGCATCGACTTCTCAATGCTTGAAGGTTCCAAAACGGGCAAGGCTGCGGAAGCAGACGTAATCATCGGTATCGGTAAGGCCGCTGGTGGCGGCGACGATGAACAGAACACTGAGCGTTGTTTGTACATATCCAAGAACAAGCTCTCAGGATTCCACGGTGCCATTTACTGCAAAATCGAACCAGAGGTATCACGCTATGCTGAATAATGAAGAAACATTGCTGGCCGAAATAGCAAACGCACGGCAAAAGGCTGCGACAGATACTAGCTACAATAACACCGCAAGTAAAAACCTAGCTAAGTTAGAGCTTGGGTTGGAGTTTCTGCGTTTGGGGGGTGACGGTATCAGAGTGTACCATGACCACCTAACAATAGACCAGAAGTACCATGTCACACTGTCCGGTAAGAAATGGCGGGTTTTCGGTAAAAACAAATGGTATCCATACGGAGACCCGCAGACCCTTCTGCATAAACTGCGGGGGTCTTCTGATGCTGAGTGAAGATGACCTGAAAGAATTTTACGAAGAGCTTCTCAAAGACAGCCAAAAGCGTAGGGACTCTAATAACGAAACCAAGCAGAAGCTTATCAATCGTCAAATAGATCTCTTGCAGGAAATGATCCTCAACCAGAACAAGCTCTGGAAGCTGTAATGGGGAAGAGATCTGATTTTGAAAGACTGCCACGGGACTTCTACAAGACCCCGGCGGCGGCAGTAAAACCGCTAGTACCACACCTGCAAGACGTTCAGTCTTTCTGTGAGCCTTGTGCAGGTGATGGTGCTTTAATCAAAACACTGATCGATGCGGGTCTAACATGCTCTGCAGCGTATGACATATATCCCATGAGCATTGAGATAGAGTGTCTGGATGCTCTGGATTTAAGTGAACCGCATTTGGGACGCACGGATGTTATAATCACGAACCCACCTTGGGATCGAAAGATCCTGCACCCGATGATCGAAACCTTCTCAAACCTGCGGCCTACATGGCTCCTGTTTGATAGCGATTGGGTCCACACAAAACAGGCAATGCAGTTCCTACCCCGGCTTCGCAGGATTGTAAGCGTGGGACGGGTCAAGTGGTTCGATAACACCACAGGCAAGGACAACTGTAGCTGGCATCTGTTTGACCGGCATGACCCAACAATAACAACAAAATTTTACGGGCGGATGAAATGAAGAAGATATTGGTTTTAGACCTAGAAACAACGGTACAACGACTTGATGGCAAAATAGACAACTCACCTTTCAACCCAGACAACAGATGTGTTTCCGCACACTATTGCTGGTTAGGTGAGCCTGTCCAAACACTAGTGTTCCACCACAACGAAAAACCTAACCCTGACAGCCCAGCGCCTCTGCGTGAGGCTCTAAAGCAGGCTGATGTGATCGTAGCGCACAACGCTAAGTTCGATGTCATGTGGCTGATGGAGATGGGCTTTGAGATCCCACCAGAAGTATATTGCACTCAGATTGGTGAGTACGTCTTGGCTAAAGGTCAGCGTCAGCAATTGTCTCTTAAAGCTACAGCGGAAAGGAGAGCGGCATGAACGAAATAGTACAGAAGAAATCCGACTTAGTTGATGACCTGTTCAAGTCCGGTGTTGGCTTTGAAGCCATGCCCCTTGATACCGTAAT